GTGGCGTGGGCTGCGGCGGGGGATGCGGCGAGGGATGCGGCGGGGGATGTGGAAATGCAGTGGCAATCGGAGAGAGTCCGCGCCATCCTCAACCGCGCCGAGCCAGAGAAAAAGGAGGGGTGATGGACGCGACGTATGAATGGTGGGTGCGAGTATTATTCTTTCTTGGTGGTGTAGTCATCGGCAGCATGATGGCGGGCCTGGCCTCGGTGCTCAGATTAAGACGGCAGAAAAGGCGTTATCTCGAAATGTTCGATGACGAGCCCGAGAAAGAGGTGGAATGCTTTGACCCCCAACGTTGCTCCAATTGTGGCAAGGATGTTGACGAGGCACCGCACCGGATAACGGGGGGTCATGCCGATCCAGACGAATGGTTCTGTTCATCGTATTGTTACGATGAACACGGAGAACTCGGCTGTCCGTTTGAAACGGGAGATCGGTACAGGGATGGACCGCCGCCAATTGAGCCAGAGAAGACTATTGATGGTCTGACCGAGGCCGACCTGTTGGAAATACTGAGATTAGCAAAAATGGCACCATTGTCTGAAGCATCAGAAGAGGGCTGTCGCCGGTTCCAAGAGTTGCTAGATGTCACGATACCAACTGCCGATGATTACAATCAAAGGCTTTGTCTCGGGCCGCTCAAGCCAAAGAAAGGGTTGAATTGATGCCAATAATCACAAGGGTAGGTTTGTTTCTGTCCGGGGTGGTAGTGGCCATCAATCTGACTCGGCTCATAGAGGTAGATCGGAACTATGAGGCGGCGTGGTGGAAGGTCGGGGCAGCGGGTGCTATCGCAGTGTTCTGCCTTGTGCTGTCGATGGGGAAGAGAAAAGCTAGATAACCGAGTTCTAAGTTTTCTTTTGGCAACAAATAGTGTCAAAATGGCGGGGTCCAGAGACTAATAGAACACCCCCTTTGTATGTATGCTGAAAATCGCGGAGGAGTAGAGAGTAACAGGACTGTGGTAGGAGTGAGGGTATTGGTGAACTCAGTTGTATCGTATGTGATAGATGCTGCGCTTGATTGCATAATTGTTTTTCCAATGCCCCGTTTTTCAAGATTTGAAAAAAAAAGAAAGCGATAGTTTGTTCATGAGCGGGCCGTGGCGAGTAGCTGTGGCCCGGAAACATGCTAGGTATAAGGGTTTGACAGCAGTGCTGTGAAAAAAACAAAACCTTGAAAATTTCGAGAAATCACTATAATGGGGTATGTATATCATGTCGAAAGGTAGTCACTAATGCTGGGTAACGTTGTAAGACAGGCATCGCTTTTTGATGACGATTCTGCCAGCAGTTCTTTAAGAAGGAAGAAGGAACCCTGGCAGGGAATGTACATCGAGGCATCCGTGGATGGACCACGGCATTTTGTGTCTGGAGAGACTGGCAAACTGAGATGTAGCTGTGGGAAGTCCGAGTGTGTGCATACGGAGATTGGTGAGGATATTCTGTTTGGGGACGGCACCGTCTTTGGTGCGAGATTCATCTGCAAATCTGGCATGCACAAGGAGCTTAGGCTTGAGAACGCCAAGGAGGCCATCTGTTGGTCTGCTTGGTTCAGGAGGTTTTGGGGGAACAAGGCTCCGCTGAACTACATGAGAAAGATCTGGTCTGAGGAGACTTGCAATCTGGATCTCATGGTCATGCTCGACAAGGTTGAAGATCCCGAGATGGGCATTCGAATGTTTTGTGCCTCGCGCAAGAGGTGGGAGTTCGAACAGTCCAAGAAGGCGTTCATCGCGTTCGGTAAGGGCATGGAGCAAGCCAAGAGGGGAATATCGGATAAGACTGCCGGTGACACCGAAAGGCTGAGAAAGCTTTTCTTCCGAGATATGATTACGATGGCGGCACTTTCCTGGGCACTTGAGGAAGGTGATAGTGAGGAGCATGACCTTGATGCGATTTTGGGGGCGTTGCAGGTAGAGCTTGTCCATAGATTGCAAGATGCGCACAAGCTAAGTGATGATCAATCCAGGGTGATGTTGAAACGTCTTCGTGGACCCCATGAGGATGAGGAGACGATCCTGGCGATGTTGTACTTCGACACGTTCTCATCAGAAATGAATGAGTTCAGGGATAAGAGCATCGAGTCGGTTGCTGACGTGTATCTTCCCTTCCCAAAATCGTATGTGATGGATTATCACACTGCCAGGGGGAAGGCTGTTTATCGAAAGTGGCTCAAGAACGGGAACAGGATAGTTCTCGAACAAGATCTCGGCCCAATCGATGTCAGATACTCTGGTGGCGGCATGGCCACGTACTGGAGATATTGTGCGTGGGAGAAGTATGGAACGATACTCATGTCGTGGAAGGATGTGATTCCGACAAAAGAGATGAGAGCAGATGCTCGTGGGGCGAAATGGTGGGATGAATGAAATACAGAATCGCCTATATTCCAGAGTTCTACACCAGCAACGATCTGTCAGGCATTTCAGTCATATCGTACATCATCGATCTCATGAGTGGATTGCAATCGATTGCGCCGTCATTCTGCGACGTGATAGTCCCGCCCCACAAATCGGTCATACACTGGGAGGATGACCTTTTCCCATCGGCATATTTCGCTGAGAGGCCATTCAACCACAGCTACATCGCGAATGTCATCCACCCGCCGATCACCGTCCAGACGATGGAATTTCTCAAGCAGAACTGGTGCTATGACTTCGTTCTCAACAACAAGTACGAGCACACTGCCAGCATACCGACTGCGATGATCTCCGCTCCAGGTAGATTCCAAATAGTGCTAGAGCACCCGGTGGTGACTCTCCAGGGTGAGACGTGTGTTGATAGCAGGTTGCCTCACCTGTCGTGTGATGCTGGCAAGGCCATGACACTCAGTTCCCTAATGACCGGTCCCGTGATCGTTCTCACCGAACAGGATAGAAAGGCTGTCGTGGATGGTGCCAGTGTTCTTTCCCCGGTTCTCAGAGCGAAGATGAAAGAGCGCGTACACATCTTGCCACCTCCAGTTGATTACGGTTTGATCGATTCCCGTGCAGAACACTATGCCACGCACAGGAAGCGGAGGAGTGATGTCGGTTCAGTAAACGTCTTCCATGGCGGGTCGCTTGAGGGCAAGAGGCATCTGGGCGATATGGTCAAAGCGGTGTCGAAGGTCAACACAATACTGCCCACATCGGTCAAGTTCGTAATAACCACTCAAAAGGATTCTGGCGGGCGTTCGCCGTACAATGACCCGGTGGTTGAATATAGGGACCGGATTGGACGGGACAGCTTCCTCAACGCGCTCAAAGATGGTGACATTCTTTGGTGTGGTTCTGACTACGAAGGGACAGGGCTGGCGTACATGGAAGCTATCAGAAGCGGGATGATCCCCATCTTCATAGATGCCCCGTGGATCAGGGAACGGATCCCTGCCGACTACCCATACGTGGTCAAGAACCTGGATAACCTGGCAAAAGTGCTGATGCACGTGATCAAAAACATGGATGAGGCTCGGGTTGTTGCCGAATCGTTGCGAGAGTACCAGGGAGAAGACTGGTCGGCGGCTAATTCGGCGCGGTGCTTCGATAGGGTCATGGGTCCGTACACGCAAGCGTGGAGGGAGAAGAACTTCGACATCATAAGGGGCCAGTTCTGGGTGGAACTCTTGCGGAATGGTTTGGATAGAAACAGCCAACCCAAATCTGTCAGTTTGGCTGATGCTCACAAATTCATGGCGAAGGAGAGTAACAAGGGCGAGAAGCTATCTTTCGTGAAGGACTACGCTTTGAGAACTGCGATGTTGGGCCTGGGGTACGAGGATACATGTGACTCGATAGTACCGACATTTGAACGGGTGAACTAAAAAAAATTTCCCGAGATAAAACGAAGTCTTGGTTCTGAAAGCTGAAAATGAGACTATTACTAATACCGCGAATCAGTGAGGTGACGAAGGGTCAGTCAACGACAATACAGACTGTGGCGTTTGTGCGAAGTGTTATCGAGTGTGACCCACATGCCCGTGTTGACATTGTGATGAGCGAGAAGTTTGCTGGAGAGAAGTGGATACATCGCTACTTGCCACCAGATTGGCCTCATCACGACCGGGTAGGTTTCATACACCTGGACCTTGGATATACGGAAGCCAGGAAGATGGGGTTCACGGCGGGCTTTGAATTGTACAAGTTCATGAAACCCACTGGCGGTGACAGATTCTTCTATGACGCGGTGATAAGCACGGCATTCGCCTCGCATCCACAAATCCGATCCTTCCTCCAGCGTGACTGGTCCAAGGCCATGAAGCGAACCGTTCCGCTCATAGGATGGTCGCTTTGGACTGCGACTGAAGATTCGCGCAACATGTGGAAAATATTTACGAGCAGCAAGTACGATGTGCTGTCCGAGGTCATGGGGTCGATGGTGAGTGACTTGCTGGTGTTCGAGTCAGAGATAGTGAAGAAGGAGCACCTAACCACGTACCGCAAGTATCTGAAGCCCACGGTCATTGGCGAGATCATGGATAGATCGATAGTCGCAAGCAACGGTGCCCAGACAGACCGAATACCCGTCAAGACCGAGTACAGGGATCCCCCAAGAGCCTTGTTCTCTGGATACTACAATGAACATGGGGAATGTGTGGCCAAGGCCATGCTGGATGCCTATCGTGCTGGTAAGATCTCGTCGATGACCTTCAACTTCTTTGGTCATGAGCGCAAGGAGCAACCACCAGAATGGCTCATCAATGAGGCTGCTTCGAATCCGAACGTGACGATCACTGGCAATATTCCATTCAGTGAGTATTTGGAAATGTTAGGCGATCACGAAATATTCGGCAGCATGACATACGACGGGACGTATGGAATTCGGTTTGCAGAGGCAATGGCCGCAGGACTTCTGCCCGTGGTGCATAGCACGTTGAAGGAAACATTCTTGCCCAGCGACTATCCATTTCACACGGATTCGCCATCGAAGTTCAGGGAAGTGTTCTTTGCCGCTCTAGCAGAGCTGTTGTCGGGTCCAGATATGGCAATTGCCGTGGCGAAGCGTATAAGAGAACTGCACGACACCAGCACGAACATGGCGTCCATGTACAAGGCCATAGGTGACGTGGTTCTCGGTAAACGGTCTGAGATGACCTACAAACCGTATTGGGAGGCGGTTAAGGAGGCCATGGCCGATGCGCCGGATGAGATTGGGCACGATGATGCCTGTAAAAGAATTGCAGTTTTGACTCGAAACAAATTGCAACTAAGCAAGAACGCCATGTTTCCCCCTGGCTGTATAAGATGGGCGATTCTGGATTGTGGCTTTGAAGATGTGGGCGGCGACACACCTGTCTACAGGAGGATACGATGAGTAGGCGTATTTTATTGGTAGCACCCCATGCTGACGACGAATTGTTTGGGGCTGGAGGGACACTGCTGCGAATGAAAGCGCAGGGGCACGTTATCAAATTGGTGCTAGTTGCCTGTTCGGATATTTTGCTAAACCATCTGGACAGAAAGGTTGCTGGCGATACAAGACGGCGTGAGTTCGAGGAGTCGGCACGTATCCTATCCACCGAGGAGTCGATAATTTATTTTATGAAGGACTCGGAATTGGACGCGCAACCGATTGCACAGCTAGTCTCGCACCTGGATCGCGACATTGATGAGTTCAAGCCGGATGTGATCTTTATTCCAGAGCCAAGCTATCACCAGGATCACCAACATGTGCATCGGGCATGTGTGGCAGCGCTCAGGCCGACAAAAGAACGGTTGCCATCAAGAATCTTGGCATACGAGGTGCCGACATCCACCGGCATCCAAGATAGGTTTGTGCCAAACGTTTACGTGGATGTATCTGATTTCGTTGAAGAAAAGAAAAGCGTGCTCAAGGATGTGTACGCGTCTCAATACAGTGCCGAGCGCGGGAAGCTGACCATAGATGGGATGGTGAGGCATGGGAGTTATCGTGGTATCGAGGCCGGTCTTGAACACGCGGAAGCATTTCAACTGTTGAGGGAAGTGACATGAAAATTGCCCTGCACGATGAGCATCGATTGCTGGATAGGTTCGAGTTCTCCAAGCACGTCGAGCTTTCTACCCTGAAGGATGCGGATTGCTTGGTCGCCGTCAATGAGGATCTTGGGTTCGACAAGGGGAAGACAGTGCTGCTCATGATGGAGCCCTACGGTGTTGATGGCTCAGAGGAGTATTTCGACCGCTCAGAAGAATACTTGATGTTCGCTACCTATGACCGCTCAAGATGCCGGGAACTGTTCTTTTGCAAGGATGCGTCTGTTTGGCCCATGGAGCCTGTTCATAGGCTGAGACAGAACACGATGGGATCCCTGAGTGATCGATCTGTCTACTTTGCCGGTCAAACATTTGGGTCAAAGAGTGATGGGAAAACAATTTATCACCTCAGAAAGAGAATTGTGTCCGGGTTGGAGAAGCGCGGGCTTCATGTCTTTGCCGTTGGAAGAGGGTTCTCCGGTCAGACGGCGAACAACTTCTCTCGTATCGTGACAGTCAGGGTAGCCAAGATGAGGGAGATTGTTTCCACTGGCACGGCGTTCGTCCTTTGCATGGAGAACACGATTACGCCCGGTTATGTCAGCGAGAAGTTTCACGACGGCATTTTGTCAAGAAGGGTGCCGTTGTACCTGGGCTGTCCAAATATCGAAGACTATGTTCCCACGGATATGTTCGTTGATTTGAGAGACTTTTATGACGGGGACACGGTTGATATAGATGGCGTGTTCGACAGATTGATGACCATGACGGAAGATGAGTACGGGTCTATTCTCGCCGCTGGAGAATCATGGCTGAACACGTTTGACAATGGTGCGTTCGCGGTGTGGCAGAAACGGATGTGCCGCCGAATACTGAAATTACTGGGAGTAGAAGGGGTGTCTGAGTGAGAACATATATCATACCAGAGGCGGGTGGAGATGCTGGAGTTGGTGCCCTTCGAATGTTGGCCGACTGTGAACCAGATGCCCATGTGGTGTTGGTTGATGCAAGGTTTCCAAACCCATCGAATGGATTATGGCCAGAGGACAGAACGACGCACATCCAGGTTCCGATTGTTGAGGGGAACCCCACTGGGGCAAAGGCCGCGTTCTTTGAGCAGTTTGATCCGCTTGGTATTGATGACTTCGAATTGCTCCCTACAGGAGAATTCTTCCCAGAAGTTGTGTTTATGATTGACGATGAGAGGTATTGCCATTTCATGCCCAGCGAGGATGGGTGGAAGCTGTCTCGCGACAAGAAATCGCTTTCACGCGAAATATCATGCTTCGCAAACGCAAAGGATGCATGGACAAATCGCACGCCGTTAATCAAACCAAGATATGGATGCGGATCGCGTGGAGTGTTCATCATCCATACCGAAGAGGAGGCGATGGCAATACGGATGTCTCCGCTAGAGAGCATCTTCACGGAGTACATCCTGGGAGACGACTATTTGGTAGATGTCGTGAATGGGAATGCCTGGACACGCAGAATCACTCGGCAGCGAGGGGGCGGTGACGTTGAGATGGAGTTCATTCATCGTCCCGACCTTGAGTCGCTGGCGCTGACTGCTGCTCAGAAGCTATTCGCCCCTGTTCTCAACGCACAATTTCGAATTCCCGAATTCGGTGGTCCCGTTATGATTGATGTAGGCACCCGGCTATCTGGGGCGGCTGTGGCAGCTTTGCAATTGGGTCTTAACCCCTTGGCCCTGGCATTGGGGTTGTGCCCGTTCACGAGGCCCATGGGGGCCGTCATGCGAAGGTGGGAGGAAGTCAGATGCTCTGGTTGATGATAGGGCTGGTTGTGCTCATGGTTGCACAGCAATGGTATCTGAGAGGGGCATTCTTCGGTCGAAAGGTTCCGAGGATGCCTTGCGGGTACAAGGATTTTCTCGTGCCAGTTGACAGCTATGTGGTGTACTGCAAGGAGCTTGAGCCGGGGCCGATCTACGGTTCCAAGAAGGGTGATGGGCACTATATCGGAGATGTTGGCTCACCCTCCGTTCTTATTGGGTTCTATATGACTGTATTGGATCGGCATTTTGCCGTAGCGCCGTGTGACGTGACATTGGTGGACATCGAGCGGTGGGATGCTGGAGTAAATCTGCCGATGCTCGACTTGCTTGAATACACCAGGGTTATGTGGTTGCACAAATTTGATCGATGGATGGAGAAGCACCTCGACGGTTGGCTGACTCAGAACGAGCGTGTGGTGTTGACCTTCGAGACTGGGCACGGATGGCAATTCAAGATGGTGCTGATTGGTGACAAGTACGTGAACAAAATAGACGTGTTCGGGTCCGTGGGGGACAAGATGTTGGGCGGCACTACCGTCGCCTACATACACAGGGGATCACAGGTTGATTTGTTGGTGCCGCGCAATCGACTGCACCTGAAGCAGCACAACAATGTCAACAAGGGATTCAGGGCTGGCGATTCGTCGCTTATGGGAGAGAAGTGATGTTGAATTGGATTTTTGTTGCAGGAATGGTCCTCGGCGTGGGAGCCAGATTCTATGATGGCAAGATCATCTCGCTGACTGCTGGTCTGGCGGCTGGAGTTGTGTTGGTCGAGGTGGGCAAGCACGTCATGTGGTACCTGAGCAAATGACTGTAGCTGTACTCATGCGGACCTTCAATGATGATCCGCGATTGATGCGCTATTCTGTGGAGTCGGTACTCCGACAGACGCATAAGGATTTACGCCTCTACATCCACAATGACGGGGGTGAGTATCCGGCATGGGTGAAGGAGCGATATGCCGACGATGACCGGATCGTTATAAGCGACAGCCATAAAAACTGTGGCCGGAGTACTGCTGGGAATGCCCTACTGGCTCGCATGGACGAAGACATCGACTGGTTCACATGGCTGGATGCTGACGGAGATCAATTCGGGCCGTCGTACCTGGAGTCGTTCCAACGAATGATTCCAGCATTGTCTGGTTGTGACTTTTGGTGGGCTAGGCCCGCTCTCATCGCGGGCATAAGTGTCACTACAGAGTGCAGCATCGTAAAAAGAATCACGGCAGCACAAACCTTTTTCGACGGTAATTTTGTGAATGACAAGAGATTTTGGATCGACAGATTCTCGACCCCACCGTCTTTTGATGGAGGATTGGACCTTTGCCTGCCCATAAGTGCCAGAGGGGTTCTCTTCGATGAGCGTGCAGATTTCGATGAAGACAGTGGCTGGGGTATCGACGTTGGGTTGTGGGCTGCTGATAGGTTTGACGTTTTCAAGAGCACGAAATGTGTCGGGCTGTCTGTCATGAGCAGTTACGATGGATTGCCTTTCTACATTAGAACGCTGGATACTAAAAACAAGTACAAGGGTGGCGTGTCCTTCAACGATGTGAATAGTAAAAAGAATGTGACCATGAACCAGCGATCAATAACTGGGTGACAGGCTAAGGATGAAGATTTATCTCAAGCAAGATTGGTATACGTACCTGGACGTCGAGGCCATCGCCAACCGGGTGGAGCTTGTTGGATCTGCGGATGAAGCTGATTTCGTGATTAGTTGTTGCGAGTTCTTGGATGCCCCTCCCGAGAAGACAATTATGGTGGCATCTGAACCACCTGTTTTCCCTGGCGGCGACTTGGCAAGGATTCACGACACCGCTGACAGATACCACGCATTCTTTTACTGGAATGCCGACGATCACCCCAACGCCACGCCATTTCCAGTGAATGTGCTGAGTTGGCCGTATGACAATATGCTCTCAAGCCGTGAGGTGCGCGATGATACGACAATCACTGAGCGCAGGGTGTATTTCGCGGGAAGACGTGCCGAGCGTGAGAAGTCGGTCTACCCCGGACGTATCAGCCTGTACAAGACGAGACGCAAGATTGCCGAAGAATTGCCTGGGCGGGGGATCCCTGTCACGGCTGTGGGGAGAGGATGGGACGTTGTTAGTCGCAGTGGTGAAGATCTTGATGTCAACATGTACATGAGCCGGATGGATAAGCTCTTGGAGGTCAGCGAGTGTAGGGCAGACTTCATCCTGTGCGTCGAAAACAGCTATATGAGCGGTTACGTGACCGAGAAGATACATGATGGCTTTCGATCCGATAGGGTAGTGCTGTATCTGGGCACAAGTGACATCGAGAAGTACATCCCGACGACTTGCTTTTTGGACCTGAGAAAGTGGTACGACGCCGGGAGTGGGGCTTTTTACGTGCCTGGATTGGTGAAGTATCTCAAGAAAATGGGTCAGGGCGAGTATGATGATATTGTTGGTTCAGCACGTGCGTGGGTAAAGTCCTTGCTCGGTGGCGCTGACTACAAGGACCATAGCGAAAGCAAAAAATTGATGAGTGAGGCTATTCTCTCTTGCCTGGGAGTTGTGTGATGTCGAACGATGATGTGAAGGTTGCCGTGTTGATGAGAATGTACAATGTGCCGCCCGTTCTTGCCAAATTCTCCGTGAGAAGCATTTTGTCACAGACCCACAGGAATCTGCGCCTCTATGTCTACAACGATGGGGGCAAGGATCCGGGCGACTGGCTTGATGCCTTCGACGACGACAGAATCGTGCTCTCCGGGTCTGACAAGAATGGTGGAAGAGGATGGGCGGCGAACGCCTTGCTCGACATGGTGGATGACGACGTAGATTGCATGACTTTTTGCGATGCTGACGGGGACCAGTTTGGGCCGTCGCTCATAGAGGAGTCACTGCGCTACGTGGATTTGCTTGCTGACAGAGATTTCTGGTGGGTGCGACCAATCAGGAGTTACGGTTCTCGCCAGACAACCAATAATATGAGCATGGCATTGGTGGCCGATGGCTTCTCAATGGGAGATCATCTGGATGAGAATAGCAAAACGTTCGATAAATTCTTCATGTGCCGAGTGGACATGTTTGACAACGCATTGATAGGATGCATATCCCCGTTGTTCCTGCCAGCACATGCAAGGTGTGTAAGATTCGATGACTTTCTGGACGCTGGGGAGGACGTGGGCTGGACTAGGAACCTTCACGTGTGGGCGCTGGAGAATCATGGTCTGTGGAGAGGCGGCAATTGTTCCGGGTCATCGTTCTATGGCGGGCCTCTAGCCTCTGACTTTTATTTCGCGCCGGTTCACACGAAGAAGTACGCTGGCAAACTGTCGGCATCCAAGGTGTACGGAAGCCCCATCTATCCGTTCGCAGAAAAGCTCGATGCTCACATTCCGACGAAAGCTGTTGTCAAAAAGTTTTGCGAAACCCATTTTGAAAAACGGCAAACCATGATAGAGGTGTTGGCAGAGCTTGACGCACACGTAGCTGCTGGTGATTCCGCAAAGGGAGATTGATGTGTTGAATATTCCTTGCTTAGAAATGGGTTGTTTTCGCTGTTGTATGCCAAAGTCACCAAGGGCTGGAGGCATGTTCTCGGAAAAGGATGTCAAGGCCGGTCTTCTGGGCACGCCGTATGATCAGCTTGAAGACAGAAGGGTTGTGGCGCATGAAAAAGCTGAGAACCATGATAAAACTGTGTGTTCGCAGTTGACATCTGGAGGGTGTGCTATATGCGCCCACCGGCCAGACGTGTGCAGATATTACCCGTTCATGTTGTATTACGGAGAGCTGACTGTCAGCCTCTCATGTCCATGGGTCGTTCAAAAGTTCCTTCCTATGCTGTCAGAATCTATTGCGAACTTTCCTGCTGCGGATCTCATATGGCTTAAATCGAAGATGTTCAGTGAAATACCACAAGAAATATTGGATTTGTGGGACAAGGATCAGGACGACAACCGGGTTGTTATAAAACTCAACGTATAGGAGAAATTGTTATGGCTGAAATTGGTGCAATGGTAGTTGAACAAATTGACATCGATAAGATTGTCAACAACGAGTGGAATCCGAACGTCATGGATGACGAGACGTTCAACCGGCTTGCGGAGGAGATCGAAGAAGTTGGTTTCGTGGATCCCATCCAGGTGGTTCCCATGACAGATGGAACCTACAAGATCCTTGGTGGTGAACACCGCTGGAGAGCACTCAGAATCCTGGGTTACACAGAAGTGCCATGCGTAGTTCTGGGCGATGAGAAATGGCAGGATGAGGATCTCCAGAAATTCGTCACGATGCGGCTCAACGCCATTCGGGGTAAGATCAACCCCGAAAAGTTCATGGAGTTGTACAACGACCTCGCGGATCGTCATGAGGAAGACGTGCTCCAGGCGTTGATGGGCGTCACGGACGATGATGCCTGGAAGCAAATGACCAAGGATGTTCGAAAGGGGCTGAAGGACGCTGGTGCGCCGAAGGAGGTGCTTAAAAAGTTCGACGAATCCACCAAGGAACTCAAAACCGTCGATGACTTGAGCACGATCATCAACAAATGCTTCACCGAATTCGGGGACACGCTGGAGAAGAACTTCATGTGGTTCTCGTTCGGTGGGAAGAATCACCTGTACGTCCAGTGTGAGAAGGCGACGTGGGGAGTTGTCCGCAAAATGATGAAAACGGTCAAGGACAACGATCTCGATGCCAGCAAAGTATTTGGTGCGGTCTTGAAAAACTGGAAAAACTATGTAGACTTGAAGGCAGGACAGGTGATGGGTGATGATGGACAGGCCGAGAAAGCGACGGAAGAGAATAAGTCCGAAGATAACGCCGAAACGACAGGCTAGGTATCTAAAGATAAAGAATCTCAAGTGTTTCCAAGAGGTCAAGGATAGGCTCGGACAGGGTTTCTCGTTGACCGAGGTGGCGAAGTACATCCACGAGGATCAGGGCGAATACCTTGAACTCGAACGCACAAGTCTCGTTTCCGTTCTCTCATCCTATCGTAAAGAGGAGATCTCACCCGCGCAATTGGTTGCACCCGTGCGCCCCAAGACTGTTATCGATGCGTTCAATAAGTTCGAGGATGGAACTCTTGAGTTGAGCCAGCTCGAAGAATTGTACGATATACAAAAGAAACGCATCGAGATGGCCTTGGAGATGGAGAGCAGGTTCCCCGTCCTCAACTCACGCCTAGAGACTGCGATTAATACCCTGGCTGGTCTGATAGAACAGAAGCACTCGGTCAAAATGGATCTTGGATTCAGTGGCGGGCGTCAAATCGGTACGGTTACTATCAGGCCAGAGGCGATAGAGTCAGCAAGGCGGCAGTATGGTGAAAAGACTGCCGAGGCGCTCATGCGACCTGAGTCAAGAGGCAAGGTGCTGGATGTTCTCACACAGATTCGTGCGCTCCGCGAAAAAAATGAGGATGCTCCATGATACGCAAAGACGGTGAGGGACGAATTCAAACTATCCGCACGAGAGGGGAGAGTGATCTTCGAATCGAAGAATCGTTGGGAAACCTGTTGCCGGATGAGATCGAGTTGTTGGAATCGTGCCTAAGCGATGAAGATAAGGTGGTTGAGCTTCTCGATCTACTTGGCGAATCTCGGTACAGAGAAATCCCAGTCCCCATGGAGCAGTTCCTGACTGACCCATATTACATGGGTGATTCGTGCAAGACGTTGTACCCAAGATTGCTTGAGGATCTGTGCGAATTGTTTGCACCTGGGGCTGGGTACAGGGAGGTTATTCTCACCGGATCAGTCGGGTGGGGGAAATGTGTGGATGGAAGCACCGAGGTGTACGACACGTCCACCGGGAGCAGAAGGCGCGTTGATGATCTGGGTAGTTATGACGTTGCTTCTTGTGATGATGGCAAGATTGTTGCTGCTCCATCTGTCGCAATGAAATCTGGCGTCAAGGAATGCGTTTCGGTTGAACTGGCGGGCGGTCAGAGCGTTGTCGTCAGCAATGACCACAAAATCCTTACTGCAAATGGTTGGACAGAAGCGGCGGCTGTGCATGTTGGTGATTTGGTTGCCACTCCAAGACGGTTGCCTCGCCCAGAGTCCCCGTTGCGCGTGAGTGACGATGAGGTGACGTATGTTGCTTATTTGTGCGCAGATGGGGGATGTACTGCTGGCGTAAGCTTCACTAATGCAGATGATGTGCTCTTGAACGATTTCAAGCGGATTTCTCACGACATGTGGAGAGAGCGTAGTTCGGGAAGTAAGAATCGAACACCTGGGTGCGATGAGGTGTTTGGCAATTCGGGTAAAGCCACGGACTTGAAACCTCGCGGGGTCAAATGGGTGGTTGAAAAATATGATTTGGCGCATCGAGCACCACAGAAGCGGGTACCGGCAGAGTTCTATGGCCTGCCGGATGAACAGGTGGCGCTTTTCCTGAATCGTTTTTGGGCGTGCGATGGGTCGCTGTATACGGGAAGTCCACGAAAGATAGAGTGTGGTTTGGCGTCGTATGGAATGATTGTCGATCTTCGGCATCTCTTGCTAAGGCTCGGCATTCCCTCAAGTGTGTCAAAGCTCAAGAAAAGCTATGTGTATAATGGTGAGAGGCGGTGGCGTGATGCTTGGCGTATCCAGATTACAGAGGCTGAGTATATTGCATTGTTCTTTGAAAAAATTGGCCCGATTCTAAGCAAAGAAGAATCCAGTAGAAAGCTCATGCATGACGTTGCTAAGATTCCGTCAAACACGAACACGGATATAGTTCCAATCGGTACCAAAGAATTGACTGAAATAAGGGTTGAGCTTGGGAATGGTGGAGTAGGGTTAGCCTCAAGATTTGGCAGTCCACGCAGCCAATTGCTTGGAAGACGCCGCTTTCAAAGATTGTGTGACGAGTATGGATATGCTGGCAAGTATGCGTGGCTGGCGACATCGGATATTTTCTGGGGTAGAGTGAAGAGCGTGTGCTCTGTCGGGCGCAAAGATGTGTACGATTTGTCTGTCCCAGAGACGAAATCATTTGTTGGCGATGGAATAGTTCTGCATAATACATTCTTCGCTGCGTTGGCGTTAGCTCGCATGACCTATGAGCTTTCGTGTCTCATCAACCCACAGATCTCATACGGGATGTCACCCGGCTCAGAGATGGCGTTCATCCTCGTGTCCAAGAACCTTGTGCTGGCGAGACAGGTGTTGAAGTCGGCGGTAGATGACAAGATCAAAATCTCGCCATATTTCATGGAGAATTTTCACGGGAAATTGGGCAAAGAAAGCACACAATTCCCCAATAACATACAGATGAACATCGCGTCTTATGGTTCAGAGCGTATCCTGGGCATTAACGTGTTCGGGGGTGCGATGGATGAAACAAACTTCGCGATGTCGAGCAAAGAGGTGATCACCACTGGTATCGGCCAAAGAAGGACAGTGGCTCATTATGATCATGCCGAGCGTGTGTACACGTCGCTTGTCCGTCGTATCAAGTCGCGATTCCAGCGAGCTGGCGGTGATCTTCCAGGGATGATGATTCTCATATCCTCGGCAACGACTGTAGGCTCGTTTCTGGATAGACGCATTCTTGAGAACAAGGATGACCCATCGTTATTCATCAGGGACTACGCCACCTGGGATGTTAAGCCAAAGGGTAACTTCAGTGGCGTGACGTTCAAGGTGCTGTGTGGGGGTTCTTCCCTGCGATCCCGTGTGCTGCTTGAAGGTGAGCAGCCGCGTGCGTCAGAGTTGGAAGAAAACGATGCGCGTGTCATCTCTGTTCCAGAAGAATACCGTGATGACTTTGAACGCGATTTAGAGAATGCAATTCGTGACATTGCCGGTATATCGACCACGGCAATTTCGGCCTTTATCCAGCGGCCTGAACGTGTTGACGAGTGTATTATCGATGCGCCCCATCCGTTCTCTGAAAACTCGTGGAGATATGGTGATCCTGGGTATTTCGTGTGGGACAGACTCTCGGTGGTAAAGAAGCGACGGTTGCCCGGTGGGTTCGAGGAAGAGTTTTGGGTGCCAAGGCGTAATCCTACCAAGCTAAGGTACGTTCACATCGATACGTCGTTGAGTGGGGACGCGACGGGAATTGCGATGGGTCATATAGATCGATGGGTTGAGGTCGTGCGCGTGGCACCGGATGGTGAGCATTTTACGGACACAGTGCCGTACTACATCATCGATCTTATGCTTCAAGTCCGGCCACCTCTGGGCGAGCAGATATACCTGCCTGAAATTCGACGATTGGTTTATGAGTTGATGGCACATGGGTTCAAGCTGATCGGATTTTCATGTGACCAGTATCAAAGCGCCGAAACCTTGCAGCAGATGAAGCGACGTGGCATTGCTTCGGATGTGCTGAGCGTTGACAGGACAGAAGAGCCGTACAACGCTCTAAGGTCAGCGATCTACGAACGTCGTATTGAGTATTACGACTACAAGCCGTTCATTACAGAGGTAAAAGCCCTAGAGCATGATCGGGTCCGGGGAAAGGTTGATCACCCGCTCGCTGGCTCGAAGGATGTTTCAGATGCTGTCGCGGGCGTTGTGTTCGGGATCGCACAAAAACTTTCCAGAATGCCAATGGGTATGTTAAAAGAGGAAGGTGCTGATGATTCTGTTGACAATAGATGGGTGATGCGAAAGAATCCTGCTAATGGTGATGGTGGCAAGGATAAGAAGTTGCCAAGCGTTGGAAGACCTAGAATGCCGTTTCTTATGGGTGACTAATGCCTCAAATTCGTGACTGGCTCAAGAGTGTTCGATACTGGTGGACTGGCGACAAAGAGTCGCATACCGCAGAGTTGGCGCGAGGAGTATCTGTCGCAGGTAGCGGTAGCAACAAGAACAGTATGCTTGGCTCTCAATGGGGCACCCTGTCAAACGATTCAGGCTACAGTGATCTCCAAAAATCTCTTCTCTTAGATCCAAGGCTCATGAATCGGTTTCGGGACTATGAGGAGATGGATGACTACGCGGAGTTGTCATCGGCCCTGGACATATACGCCGACGACTCGACCATACCAGACAGCGTACATCAGAAATCCATTTGGTCTGTTTGCCAGGACAAGATAGTTCGAGACATCATTGATGACATGCTGGTCAGACGTCTTCGCATCGAGGATGACATTCATGGCCTGTCTCGCGCCTTGTGCAAATACGGCAATGCCTATGCAGAGGTGGTCGTCAATGAGACTGGTGTGCTGGGGCTGAACTATTTGTCACCGCCAACAATGAGGCGGATACAAGATGATAAGGGTGCGCTCCTTGCGTTCATTCAGTGCCCAAAGGGGCAGTTTGATGTTAATGGCGAGGAGCTTGAAAAAGCGATAAAGGAACCAAAGCACTCAAGAAAACCGATCAACGGAAGTATCGTTTTCGAGCCGTGGGAAATTGTCCACTGGAGGTTGCGCACAAAGGATATGCGATCTCCTTATGGGTACTCAGTACTTGATTCTGCGCGTTGGATTTGGCGTAGGCTTATGATGATGGAGGATACTGCGCTGGTCTACAAGTTGACCCGCTCTCCAGCACGATATGCTTTCTACATCGATACTGGCGACCTTCCGCCCGATGAGGCCATAGCTTACGTGCGGCAAGTACAACGCCAGTACCAGAAGAAGAAGATGCTCAACCCGACAACTGGGCATCTTGACTTCAGGTATAACCCATTGAGCCCATCGGAGGATTTCTGGGTTCCGACGCATGGCGGCAAGGATTCCACGCGCATAGAAGTGCTTGCTGGTCCCGACTATCAGGCCATGGAAGATGTTGAGTACTTCCGATCCAAAATGCTCGCGGCCATCAAGGTTCCGCGCCGGTATCTTGGGCTTGAGGAGGGTGCCAACCGGTCGCTCTCACAGGAAGATGTGCGGTTTGCACGTACTGAAATGCGTGTTCAAAGAGAAATACGGAATGGGTTGCAAAACGTTGCGAGGCTTCATCTGGCGGCATTGGGCATTGACCCAGACTTAGTTGAGCATCACATGGAAATGACGCAGCCGTCCTACATCTTCGAATTGGCCCAAATTGAGGTGAGAAGCTCTCAGGCGCAGCTTGCGTTCAGTCTTGAGCAGTATTTCCCGAAGGATTGGATCATCGAACACGTCTTCGGGTTCTCCAAGGGCGATGCCGATATTATCACAAAGTCGAAAGGTGGAGAGATGCACAGCGATGCGCTGCGAAATGCTTCCACCGAAGCACAGGTGATCAGGGAATACCCAGAGATCACGGGCATGGCACCAGGAGGGGCAACACCTCCGGGGGCGGAAATGTCACCTGAAGGTCACCCAAAGCAAGAGAGTCTTGACCATCGCATAAGAAGGCTAGTACAAGTAGTTGAGGAGAATGGTGTGATTACTCGGGATACAGCGATGCAGATTAGAAAAGTGGTTCCGTCAATACGGAAACTGCACACCAGAAAGCTAACGGGGTAAAGTATGCCGTTTATTACGAAAGAAGTGTTGGAAGAGATGAGGGCCGGTAGCTTTGAGGATCGTATCTTCATGGCAGAGGATGTGGCCAGCCAACTGTTGGGCAAAGATGTGACGGTACTTTCCACTATGAGCGATCATGCAATCGTCGTGGATGAGGATGAGGAATTTCATCGCATCAACTACGTCGAGAAGGATGGCGAGTTGACCGATGTTGTCCTGGTCGAAGTCGATGTGCCGTTGGTTGACGACATCAGTAAGTACGTTGCCGAGCAGATCAATTCCATCGTCAGCGGTGTGCTAGACGATCAGAAGGACGTAGATGCGCGAAATCGATTGCGCGAGTTGTCGCGTATCGTAAAGAAAGACGAAGATTATTTCGTGTCCCAAATTACGCCGAAGTTAGAAGAGGGTATGGACAGCAAGTGGAGTGACTTCTACGATCAGGACACAACTTCTATCCGTGCGAAATTGCGGGGTAAAATACGTGAAAGCGAAGGCCGGATTCCGCGTACAAAATACGCTGAATTGGGGTCGCACAAGTTGACACAGGTTGAGGAGCAGTTGCACTCTTCTCTCAAGGTTTTGTCAGAGCTTATGTTAGAGATGGTTGACTCTTGTGGTAAACTTGTGTTTGATAAAGAGGATGAACTGGAAGCCATCAGGGATTCGTTGAGCGGTGAAGCAAAGACCATTGGTGGTCTTGTAGCCCAAGCCGAACGGTTGATGTTGTCAAGAGATTTGCTGACGATGGCCGAGGCGCATGACATGCTCGCACAGCGGGCTAAAACCATGGTGATTGTTTCCGAGTTTTTAGCTCGGGGCACCAACGATGAGGAGATGGCCAAATGACAGTTAAAAAAGTAGTAAGTTCGACGCTGCAAGAGGATCTGGATGCAATCGGCATCAAAGCATCAGTCAAAGATCAGGTGCTGATGGCTGGACAGGATGCAACGGATCTGACCGAAGATGCGGATGATTCTGTCGCAGCGGGCGGTGACGTTGATCCAATTGATGGGGAGTTGGTAACCATGGAGTTGCTCACTCGCATCACGGAGCTTCCTCTCACCGAGATGGACATGGATGCTTACGACGAACTCCTGGCAGAGCTTCAGGAGAAGATCGTGCCAGAGGGTGACGAAGCTCTGGAAGAGGCCGCGAAGGAAGTCCTGGCCGTGCTCGTTGCCAACAAGAAGGCCATCGAGATGGACGAGGCGTTCCGCTGGGCATTCAAGCCCGGTTCCATGAAGCGCATGAAGCAGAAGATCAAGACCGGTGCCGCCAAGATCATAGCCCGTCTCAAGGGCAAGAAGACCTACAAGCGCGGTCGTTCCAAGATCCTCAAGGGCGCAAAGCGTCGTAGGAAGAAGTCTTCCGTGAAGCGCATGGCAAGGATGCGACGTAAAAAGCTCGCTGCATCCGCCGACTTCGCCATAGAGTTGCAGGGTCTGCTCGATGAGAGTCGCCATGCCACGCAGGGTCCAAGGGCCGAGTGTGTGGATCGTCTGGTCAGCATCTTCGAGTTGCTCAACGAGGCGTATGGCGATGGCGACGTGACTTCCGTTCTTGAGAGTGCCATGGAGCCACTCATCGAGAAGGAGAATGTCGGCGCTCTCCACGAGGATTCGATGGATGATGAAACATTCGTCGCAACCTTGTCCCCGTGTCTCAGTCTTGTCACCCGTTCACTGGAAGCCATCGAGGGCGGACAGATCAAATTCGAATATCTCGAAGATGTGGACGATGACGACAATGGCGATGGCGACGACGACGAGGACTTGGCGGGAAACTTGCGAGAGCTGGCCTAATAGAAGGTCGGCGTAAGCGAGAAAAGTTAGGCACGCTCACGCGGAGCGGTAGACGGAAGTTATTGGGGATTGCAGATGTCGAGAAAATACGCTTTGGCCCAACTGGTGCGAAAAAAACGACGAGAAAAGTCTCGTTCGGTGCCAAAGCCCGCATGCAAATGCGTAGAGCTACTGGAATCCCATTCCCACCAAGGAGATGAACCCATGAGCGGAAAGCTGCTGCTTGATAATATGCCGATAAGACTCGTTCTGGATGAAGCCAAAGATGGAAAAATCATGGCTCGCGGTGAGTTCGCTCGGTATGACGTGCCTACGAAAAACAAACGCCTCTACAGTAAGAAGATCTACGGGCGTGAGATCGATAGGCTTCAGGAAGACATCAACAGCAGCCGTCTGCTGGGTGAACTCGATCATCCCGCCGATGGAAAGACCAAGTTACAACGGTCAAGCCACATCATCAGGGAACTGAGGATGGACGAAAACGGTTGTGTCATGGGCGCGGCTGAAATCCTTCCAACACCCAATGGGAAGACCCTGGCGGCATTGCTAAAGGCTGGCGTTGAAATCGGCGTGTCATCCCGTGGATTCGGTTCCGTGACCCCTATGGAGGGCGGTGGCGATGCCGTGGGTGAGGATTTTGTCTTGAAGACGTTCGACTTTGTTGCCGATCCCGCCGTGAGAACCGCGTACCCCGACATCTTCTCCGAGGATGTGGATTCCGATTTCGACATTGATGCAATCAAAGAAGAGATGCCGGAAGTATACGCCCACATCGAAGAGGGGTTGATGGATCGCGCTGAAAAACAAGCGAAGGACAAGCTTGACAAGTCTCAGTCGAATCTAATTTCCTCGACCGAGAAGCGTGTACGTAGCGAAGAGCGAGAAAAGTTCGAACGGGATCTCGTGAGCCAACTGGCAGAGATTCGATCTGAAATCGTGACAGAGGTTCGTGAAGAGTTTTCATCTGACCCGAATATTGGCGCATCAAAAGCTGTTTTGGCACAGATTGCCGAGATGGTATTGCCTTTCAGTTCTGAGCCAGATGAGAACTCTGTTTCCGATGCATTGCGTGAGCGTGACGGTAATATCGTAAAGCTCAAAGAAGAGCTGGACGAGTACATGCGCATTGCCAAGAAGTCTGGATTTCGTCTACATATCGAGCAGAAAATATCGGATCATCCGGCAAAGGCGTCTATCAGAGCGTTGATGTCGGAATCCCATGACCTTGAGAGTCTTGCGGATGTAGATGAACGGTTGGCGGCAGTAATGGATGATTTGTCTGACTTTGTTCCGCCCGAAGAGGGCACGGTCAATGAAGAGATTGAATCACTTCTTGAATCCAATGCTGTGCTGAGTCGCAAGCTCAAGGAAAAAGAACGAAGGAACATCGACCTTGATCGTAAGCTGGGTAGAGCTGTTGAAATTGGTGAAAAGTTGAACTCGAAGTTGGAAACGTCAAAGAAGGGTGCGAAGAAGCTGGAAGAAGATCTTCGCGTGGCCACTCTGGACATCCACAAAGCGAGAAGTGTTGTTGGGCTGACAAATGGACGTGCGTTGATAAAGTTGCTTGAGAGCGTTGATTCGCTCGAAGAGGTTGATCTGATGGTTGAGAAGCGAGGGCGGACTACGATGTCTGATCCGGTGCTGGAGAAAATGCGTGGAGGCATCCAGCGGGGTTTGGTTGAAAATCCGACATCGCTTCAAGAGGATGGTCAAGGCGGTAATGGTACCGGTGAAACCGTTCTCGAAGACTTGGCCGATCTTGGCCTGGATCTAGAAGAGCAACAAAAGTTGGCTGGTGAAGGCGTATAGCCATCAGTCACAGCACACGGGAGATTGAAAAATGTCAGCAAGAAAACTGCTCCAAGAGCAGCGAAAAGGGATTGCGGACGGTGATTACGTAAACGCACTGGTAGGCAAGTGGGGTCCGATGATTGGCAAGCAGCCGATGTCGGATTACGGAAGGGGTATCACCGCCCTGTTGATGGAGAATCAGTCCGAGCATCTTCAGCAGCTCAAGGAAGACGCTACCCTCTCCACCAACGTCGGTTCTTTCACCAAGTACATCTTCCCCGTCCTTCGGAGGGTGTTCCCGAACCTGATTGCCAATCAGATCGTGTCGGTTCAGCCGATGAATGCTCCGGTTGGCGCGGTATTCAATTACGAGTACCGTTACGGTGGACGCAAGGGTTCGGCGGTTCCACAGGCCGGTATCTCCAACAACCCATGGGATCCAACCTATGACGGACAGTTGGAAGCTGGCGACGACATGATCAAGAACTTCGGAATGTACTATTCCTCGGAGTACAACGATTATGATCAGTGCTGCACCAATACCGCCGCAGCCGCTGGTGCTCTGACTCAGGCATCTGCCAACTGTCGTACCCCCGAGTGGGGTCCGATCCGCGCCCCCGGCACGAGCGGACAGCGCACGTTCTACGTCAAGGCATGGTATCGCGCACTCGACACGAGCGGAACCGGTCTGGACGCAACAGTCGTGGCAACCCTCGATGCTACCGGATCAACCACGAACCTCGTAGACAACTACGGAAACATCGTCGGCACGTTCGACGTGGCAACCGGCAACTGGAGTATCAATGCGGCGGACAGTGCTGCGGCGAACACCACGTTCACGGCTGGCACTGTGATTTACTTCCAGTATTTCACGAACTCGGAGCTGATCGGATCTTCGACCACAGGCGCAAAGATTCCAGACGTAAGCTTGCACCTCCAGATGAACACCATCACCGCAGAGCCACGGAAGCTGAAGGCGTCCTGGTCTGTGGAGGCGGCAGAGGATCTGAAGCGGATGCACGGTCTGAACGCCGAGTCCGAGTTGGTCGCTGGCATCTCGAACGAGATCGCCATGGAGATCGACAGGGGCATCCTGGGCGAGATCTACGCGGCTGTTGCTCACGTAGCAACCTATGCGTATGCTCCCGGCGTCCCCGGCGAGCTGGAGAGCATCAGGCGACTGATCACCCAGATCGATGCTGTGAGTGCCGCCATTCACAAGAGCACCCTCCGTGCGCCCGGTAACTTCATCGTGACGAGCCCAGCGGTCTGTGCATTGCTGGGACAGCTCACCTCACACGGTGACTACCAGAAGGCGGTTTCCCAGGTCACGCCGCCCTCCTACGGACCGATGACCAGTAACTTCGGAATCCAGCTCGTTGGAACCCTGATGAACAAGTACACCGTTTATCAGGATCCCTACCAGACCACGAACGACGTGATTGTCGGGCTGCGTGGATCGAGCTACCTCGATGCGGGCTTCGTGTTCGCTCCGTACATACCGCTGCAAGCTACCCCAACGTTCCAGGATCCCGATACCCTGGAGAACAAGAAGGGTCTGTGGTCCCGGTATGCGACGAAGCTCCTGCGTCCCGAGTACTACGGAAAGGTAACCGTGAGTAACCTGCCGACAGTGGTCACGACCCTGTAGTAACTAGAATGGTGCGGGTAGTTCCCGCTGATGAGTATCAAGGGCCGTGTCGGGCTTAACTCGGCTCGGCCCTTGTTTTTTCGAAAGGAGTTTTCAATGACAAAATATACATTAGGACATGGACAGAACAAGCCGATCCCTCTCTGCGGTACAAGGATGCTAAAGCGGCCTAGAAATCTGTCGCCAATCTGCGATTTTGTCGAGTTGGTATTCGTTCCGGGGAAGATCGTCGAAACGGACCTTGATATGTCGTCTTGGGTCGCAGAACGTGTTATTGTCGAAGTGAAAGAGAGAGCGCCTGAAGAGGCTGTTGAGATTGCGGTCGATGACAAAGACGATGACAAAGACGATGACGACGATGATGGCGATGACGGCAAAGTCGATAAGGATGATGACGACGATGGCGACAAGAAGGAAGAAATCGACGACACCGAGAAAAAGGTTGATGACACAGAGAAAAGCGCCGATGCTGAAGATGTTGAGGTCAAGCCGTTGCCAGTTGTCAGGAATGTAGTGAAGACGACCATGGCAACAAAAAAGGCAAGACCAAGGAAGAAGAGAACCAAAAAGGATTGAGCCATGCTGAATGAGGATGTGTTGGATGGGGTTGTTGATGCTGGTCACATAGGCGTCAATGAAAAGATTGGGGTTTTCACCCGTATGGGCAACCCCGTAACGCAGGGCATTGTTTTGTCCACGTCTCCTCAAGGATTGGTTGTTAAAGAGGATGATGGAAGCCGATTCTTCCGTAGTAACCTCCACATGTTTGTGCCGCTCGATGATGAGAACGCGCCATTCGAGCCGTTGCTCCCCATCATGCAACCAGTCATGGGGGTTGATCCTGACTTCGAGGTTGACATGAAGTTGGGTGAGGCAACTGGTCTGGCGGATAAGATGAAGACCGCTGCTGCCAGTGCGCGGGCTGGTGTCAAAAGCGGTGCATTCGGAAAAAAGAAGAAAAAGCCGAAACCACTTTTCCCCAAAAAGTCCAAAGACACGGATGATGGTGATGATGGGGAAGAGAAGTCCAAGGGCAAAAATGGTGACGACAAGAAGGCACCACCATTCGGTAAAAAACCTACCAAGAAGGGTGATGAAGAACCTGAAGGTGACGAGATGTCGGGTGGTGAGGAAGAAGAGGGTTCCGTCGATGTCGCAACGTTGCCGCAGGATATTCAGCAGCACGTCACCACGACAAAGGAACTGAATGACGAGCAAGTCAACCGGGTTATCTCCGACATGGGAGATGCTGGTTTGACATCGCTGAAGCGTGTGAAGATTGCCGAGTCAGAGATCTATGGGTTGGTGGATGAGATGCAGAAGGCCATCACCCAGGTTCTCAATAAGTTCAAGGGTACGCCATGACAACCCCCGGTTCCGACAAAGACGACATAAAAGATTACGTCATGCGGCGTTTGGGCGAAGGCACGGTCTGTGTTGAGTTGACCGGTGACCACATGGATGATTGTGTGCTTCGGGCCGAAGAGTGGTGGTCGCAATTCTTTGGTACGAGAAAGTATGCCTTGATGGTTTCGACTGGTACCGCTGAGTACGATGTGCCCGATGATTGCGATGCTGTTACAGAAGTGATTTTTGAATCGATTGGTAATTCTCTGGCAGATGTTTTTGACTGGGCTGGTGTAAGCCTTGGGGTCTGGGATTTGGTTGGGTCAAGATTTGGTACCGGTGGCTCTGGAATGGGTGGCGGGTATTCGGATCTTGTTCAACAGCTTCAGTATCTGGAGCAAGCCAAGCAAATTGTGAGCGCGATACGTGACTGGGATTACGACCGAGTACGTAGAAAGTTGACGATACATCCCACCCCGGCATCTGGCGAAAAGATGGCGATGTACTACCTCTCTTCGGCGGTTGAGACTTCTTACATGAAGCGATACGAGCTGATGATATTCAGGGACTTGGTGTACGCCTACGCTATGCAGACGTTGGGAAACATTCGATCAAAGTATCAAGATTTGCCATCGGCCAGTGGTACAATGACGTTGAATGGTGACACCCTGCTCACCAACTCGGAACAGTTGCTGGTCATATTGGAAGAGAAGGCACGAAAACTAACAAAACCAGTAGGCTTCTGGGCTGGTTGATGCAACCGATTGCGCGAGGAGATAGCGATGACATCTGGAATCCATGAAGGAATCAACTGGGCCGAAGAGATGCGAGACTGCGAGAAGAACTTGCCGCCCGACGTGCGCAAGGCGTTACTTCCCGACGAGAAGCCGCAAAAGCATGCTTCGGAAGAGATCCTTGAGCAGTTCATTGGGGACACTCAGAACCAAACGGGTGACACTGCGGTCGTTCAGAATAAGCCGATGCCGAATCTCCACGGCAAGTGGTCTGACGACGAGTTGGTGATAAACCTCCCGTCTCCGGTCGAGGCAAGGATCATGTATGAGTATGCTACGACGATGCTGCTGCCTGGGGAGGTGAACCTGAACCTCGACTACGAGGCGAATCAATTCACGGTGCATCTCATGCCGATGGTAGCTGCCTACAAGCCAGATGTGGTAACGGCACTTCTGGACGAACTGATTTACAAGGAGTAGTCATAGAATGGTGGCGCGTCCGGTATCATGCTGGAAGGGTTGTGATTCTGGCTATATGCAGAGTTTGGAAGATGAGCGCAACATTCTCGTTGGCCCAACCGCCCAGTATTATTCTCTCAATCGCGGTGGCAACGTTGATCCGCTTTACAACGAGCCGACCAATGTCGATGACGATGATGTGCTCTACCAGACTGCTCCTCCGGCCAATGGTGGCGAGTCAGTATGGCGATGGTTCCCGCCAGTAGACATCACATGTGTCGTAGAATTCCAAGAATTCGAAAATCGCGACCCATCAACACAGGACGAGGGTAAAACCGTTGAGTGGGATGCGACCATGCGGATTGCTGTAAATGAGTGGGCTCGAAAAGTTACAAACGGGCAAATCCCAAAGGAGGGAGATGTCGTTTTCGTATTCGATCAGTGGTTTGATGTGATTAAGCAAGGTGGGATGGGGAATATTAACGACACGACGCTGATTGTTGGATACAGTTTCTCGCTGAAGAAGCGAGGCAAGTTTACACCAGATCGGAAAATTACATAATGCGTACTCGCTATGCTGGTTGATATTCTTATTAGGTGGTGATGCCTCTTGATCATTGGTATCATCGGATTGAAGATGGAAATGAATTACAAGTTGCAAAATTCAATCTGATTTACAGGAGGCGGGTATGGTGCGTGGAAGCAGTTCGGATCCTCCGGGAGCTAAAACTTCGAGTCTGGATTTGAAGCGAGAGTTGAGGAAGAAAAAAGAAGCCCTATTAGACGCCCGTCTCAAACCAATTGAGGACAAGGCAGAGGAAGCAAAGGAGATTGCATTGAGCGCAAAAAAAGAGGCGGGAGCCTATAAGAATGTAAAGTTCGTTGCCGTAATCACGTTTCTTGTTTTTGCGGTTGGCGCTATTGGGGCGTATTTTACTTTGCGGGTCACAGTTTGCGAGAATGAGAAAGCTGTCACCGTGTACAAGGCCGATATGACTGAGGTCAAGGCGGACATCTCTGAGGTGAGAGATGACATTCAAGATGTCAAAGTCATGGTCGGAGAGAACAAGAAGCAGGCCGAGGTGAAGAATGAAAAGCATCTTGAGCGGATCGAATTGGTGATTACCAAGGCTTTCGCAACGCAAAAAGCAAAACCGCGTAGACGGTAGATGCAATGTCTGTTCGCAAGGCAATATGATGGAGTTGGTGGATGTCGTTAATTGGAAAATTTGGAGCCAGTCCAGCGAGATCCGATGTCAATGTGGCGTGCTTGTCAACGGATAATGTAAGTGAGGTTATGTACATACGGGATGTGCCCACCGTAACGGGCAGATGGAGGGTGTCGAAGGCGCAGCCAATTGATCCCTTAATGATGCCTGGAGTTGGCGTATTAATTAGTAAGACGACACCAACTGCTGGTATAGTAAGATTGACTGGTGATGTGGAAGGGATTTTTAGTGGGCTTGACGTTTCAAAAAAATATTTCGTTGGCGATGACGGAGCGCTGGTTAATCCGGCCCCAGAGCCATTGCCGCTTAGTAGTGTTCTAGTGCAACGAATTGGTTTTCCTGTTGCAAGTGATATTTTGAGGTTGACCGGTGAACAGTGGATGGTGATGCGTAAAGCGTAAAGGAGAAAACGATGGCTGGTAAAAAGTTGGGAAGTTTGAAGAAGGTTAGCAAAAGGGCCAAGAAGAAGGTTAAGACGGTCGAAAAGGCTGGTCCCCCGATGGGGATAAAGCTTGATCCGATTGATCTCAAATCTTTGGATCTGTTCGAGGCAAGGATAACAACGCAGGGTGTGGTGCTTGAAAATCTTCGTCTGAAGCAGGAGGCGATCACGGCTGAGTACAGGGGCCAAATGGCCGCAATGAAGGCTCAGTCGAGATCAACGAAAGAAAGCATGGATCGAATCAAGGCCGAGTACAATGGATTCATCTCGGAGCTTGAGATAAGGTTTGGAATAGTGATGAAGGATTACGCCATAGAGCCGGATGGTGGGCTTAGGTTTAATCCATTGCCCGACAAAGAAGTCGATTAAAAAGGAGTAAAACAATGACCGAAAGACGTGCGCTTTATATGGATGCTAGCTTCTCTTACCCGGAGCAGCAGGATCTATCATCGGATACTTTTACTTTTTACGGCCTGACAATAGGCGCGGGTCTTTTGGCGATGGCAAGCAATCGGATCACCGGGGTTCCCGATGTCCCGACTGCGGGTACAGATGCTGTCAACCAGAACTACGTTGACAACGTTGCAGCCGGGATTCGTTGGAAAGAGCCTGTGACGGTCAGCGGACTCGTTGGTAACTTGGCTTTCGCTGCAATCAACAGTCTGTCACCGGCAGCGGCTGATGCCTACGTGCTGACGGATGCAGGTACGCTGACGGCAGGTACGCTCGCGGTCGTAGCCGGTGATTTGGTAGAGTTCGACGGCACGGTCTGGGTTTTGATCCTTGCCATGTCTGGAGGATTCGTTCCGATAGATACCCGTGCCATTCTGTCCACGGCTACCGCGCTTGTCGCTCCCTATACAGATGCCACGGACGACGGCAAGATCGTGGACTTCAGTGGTAGTTCGTTGACTGGTCTTGATACCGGAGATGCCGTTGATGGCAACGGTGTTCTGGTCAGCGGAGAAGATGCCTACTGGGAGAACGATGGGTTCGTGTTCGACGGAGCGGTCCCCACAGGCGTCTGGGTCCAGTTCTCTGGCGCGGGAAACATCACCGCTGGCGCAGGACTGCTCAAGGTAGCGAACACACTGTCAGTGAACTTCGGTGACGGTATCATCGAGGCGTCGGATTACGTGGCCATTGATCTCGCGGCGTCCGATCCAGGTCTTGAACTAACAGGAGCCGCTAACGCGAAGAAACTCGGAGTTTTGACTGACGGAGCGCATGGTGTCATCACAGGCGCATCGGGTGTTGAGATTGAACTCGACGACACACCAGATACCCTGGATGTGGATTCCGATGGCCTCAAGGTCGTCGGCTTGCCGAGTCTGTTCAAGGTTAACGACGTTGCGGTTGGTGCTACCGTCACCGCAGCCAACCTGGACACCATCACGGATGGATCCAACGCTGACGCGATGCACGTCCACGCGGATGCTCCGGCAACAGAAGCTCCGAAGGTCGAGGATACGCATACCTGCGTGACTGGAGTGACCAAGGGGAACGCTGTGGTGTGGAGTTCGACGGCTGACAAAATCGAGCATGCCGACAACGGCACGGACGTACTGTCTCAGGTCATTGGTGTGGCCCGTACCACCGCGATAGCAGATGCTGACGCCGAAATCGTCAAGCTCGGTCTATGCACGGGGTTGTCAGGACTCACAGCTCTGACACCTTACTACCTCGGAACTGCCGGTGCTCTCGTGGCTCACGCTTCTGTTCCAGTCCCAGGAAGGGTTGTCCGAGTTGGATTTGCGGCAAGTACGACTGCGCTCGACGTGCAGATGATGGACTTTGGTCGCCGCGTAGCATAGTAGACAATAGGTGATTGGATGGCCATCGACCGCATACGACCTCTCAAGCTGGAGAGTACTTCTACGGGTGGAACTCAAAATGATGCCTACCCAACAGGAGCTAATCCCAACGAAGACTATGCCGACGTTCGTGGAGTAGCTTTTCAGGGCGATTCTTCCGACGATGAAGATGTCGTATGCAGTCGGGACGCCAGTGGCAATCTGACATTCCAAGATAAGGTTGTGACGGGTGTAAAAACTCTGACAGATCTTATGGCTACCGGGCCTACCGGAGCGACTGGCCCTACAGGGCCAACTGGAGCCACGGGTGTTACAGGAGCAACTGGGCCGACCGGGCAGACAGGAGCGACCGGAGCAACTGGTTCTACAGGACCAACTGGTGCTGATAGTGTTGTGGAGGGACCGACTGGATCAACCGGGGTGACAGGTTCTACGGGACCTTCAGGTGCAAC